AAGTATGCGTCAGTTCTCTCAGTGAGTTCGACTTTGATTTCCTCAACCTGTTCGTTGAGTGCTTTCTCATACTCTTCGTTTAACTGATTCTCGATATCTGTGATTTTAGCATTGATAGATGCCTCAAAAATCACCTTAGCCTTTTCTTTGAATTCCTCTGAGAGGTCTTCTCCAGAAAGAAGTGCGTTGACATCTTCTTCGATGGCAGCGTTTAGATCGACTGTTTCCTCAGTTGCTTCTGTAGATTCCTCTTCAGCAACAACTTCTTTTGATTCGTCGGCTTCTGCCTCTTCGGCATACTTAGGTGCAGTTGGCATGGGATCAGCTTTTCCAGCGTTCTTAGTGATTACGTCCTTAACTTGCTTAATAGTCGCAGTTGGCGTTTTAAGCATGTTACTGTTGTCGTCAGGCTTTGAGTTCTCAGGCGTAGGACCACCAAGATCTTCAACGGAACCTTGACCATCAGGAACGTAATTAGGAGTAGTAGGCATAGGATCGCCTTTTGCTGCTCCACTATTTACAGCGGTATTAGATTGCTGTGTCTTTACATCCATTTCTTGTAAATCTCCACGGGACATTTTGAACTCTCCGTCGTAAAACGTGTTTAGATATCGTATAATCTATGTTTATTTATTAAATCAAAGATTTGATAAGAAGTTTTGGAAGATTTCCAACTTCTTCTCGTCAAGTTGACCTTGATCTACTAATTTATTTATAGTTTTTTGGGTCTTCTCAATGACTTCCTCCACTGCCTTTTCAGGCTCAGCAACTGCAACGCTAGGATGAGTAATAGTTTTTTCTTCTACTACTTTGATCTCAGATGCTTTTGCTTTTAGGATTCCTGCCTCCCAAACCCAATCAACTCCTTCCATGATGCCATTAACAAAAGCATCTGGTGCGGAAGGATCTGCTACTATGTCAGCAGCAGTTGCAAGCATAAAGTCTTCACCGACAACTTTGTAGCCTTCGCTAGTGTCTTTGAGACTTCCCATGCCTCTAGAAGAAACTCCAAGTTGTACGCCTTCGTCAATAAGACTCTTGGCGATGACACCCATTGGTGTTTCTAAAAGCTTTGCTTTTCCTACAAAATTAGTTCCCTCTTTGTGGAGGTCTACAATCTTGTGGGATACCCTGTCTAGGTTAACAGTAGGACCTTCGGGGTGTCCTAACTCACCAAGAGCTCGTCCTTTTCCAACGAAAGCTTCGTTATATCTGTTGACTTCTCTTTCGAGAGTTTCAACAGGATAGAAACGACCGTTCCTGTTCTTGAGATTTCCTTGTAAGAAAACACCTTCAATGAACATAGATTTCTTGCCGTCTTTTTCTTCGACAAGAACCTTAGCGGTTTCGATCTCTTCCGTGATGAGTTTCATGTTAAGCCTCAGGTTGTTCTTCTACTTCATCATCTACAGGTTCTGCCTCAGCGACAGGTTCTTCAACTTCTGCTGTATCCTCAACAGAACTAGGTGTGCCAGGAGCTTCGTCTTCAACCTCCTGTTCTTCCTCATCATTCAAATAAGGATTAGGTCCACCAAACATGTCAGCAGTGACAGCTGGTTTCACAAGGTCAATATTTTCTGCAGCCTTGTTATATAAGATTTCTTTGATCTTATCATGAATCTCAGTTGCAGATCCATCTTGCCCTGCAGCAATCATATCAACTAAATCATTATCCATAAGTGTTAATATAGAATTAGACTAGTATTATTTATATTTCCCCGCCTTCTGGCATCTGTGGAGCTTGTTCTGCACCACCTTCTTGAGGTGCTTCACCCATGTTTGGATCTTGTGGATTCATTGCACCACCAGGCATCTGTTCGGGATGAACTCCAAGTTGAAGTTGTTGTACTTCCATAGGATCAGCGAGTTTACCATCCTTGATTTCCTTCTCCATTTGCTTGTCGATCTCAATGACCTCCTCATCCTTCTGCTTGAGGATTTTTCTTCTCACATAATCAAGTGAGAAGTATTTACCAACATAAGGATCAACAGCGGCAACAACACCAAGTCTTTCGTTGAGTAGTTCTGTCTCTTTAAGTTCTGCAAAGTGATTGTCATACACAAAGTCATATTGAATATGATCTCCAAGTACTTCCCAATCTTCTGGGGTGACAATGTTTTTTAGAATTAACTGAGTCTTCAACATGTCGTTGAACAGATGTGAGAATCTTTTTCTCATTCTGCCAACAAACTTTGTAAACTTGATCTCATCTCTTAAGATCTCAGAGGATCTACCAAGATTGAATCCATCACCAGATCCAGCGATACGAGATTCTGGAACTCCTAATGATCGGTATAGTTTCTTTTGGAAGTACTCGATGTCGCTAAGTTCGCCAAGATTTTGTCCACCTGGCAACGTAGTGATTTCAGTTCCTCTGCCACCCTCTCTTCTGGGTAACCAGAAGTCTTCGAGCATGGACATGTGTTTTCTGTCATCTCTTATTTCTCCTGTAGATGCGTCATAGACGAGTTTATTTCTATAACGGTTCATTACCTCTTTAAGGTATTGTTCCGCTTTCATCTTAGGTAAGTTACCTACATCAATATAGAAAATTCTTCTTTCTGGAGCACGACTCAACCTGTAGATAACAAGAGAGTCTTCAATCATTCTAAGTTGATTGAGTGCCTTGATTGACTTATGTAAGTAAGAAAGAATAGTCTGTTTATTCCTATCAACCAAACCAGAGTGACAGAAAGAAATAGCATCAGGTGCAATCTTTACTGGTCTTTGTTTGGTAGAGAAAGGAGTTTGACCAATAGCACCCAAGGCATTTTTACCTTGTGTCTGACTGGGATCATACTGATAATACTCTTCTATCTCTGGGTTCTCAATATCAGCAGGGTTCTTAGCATTTACCTGATTGATTGCTCCTCTTAATGAATTATCTGTCTTGAGTTTCCTTACCAACTTAATCTTAAGTGGGTCAATATATCTTACTTCTTTAATACCTTCTTCTGGCGCTTTGATATCAATTACCTTATGGTAATAGATTCTTCCATCAACATACCAGTTCCTAAGAATCTCATGACACTTATCATCGAAGTTCAAAATCTCCTTGATTGTTTTGAACTCGTCTCTTATGAGATCTTTAAGTTGCTTAGATGCTGGAAGATTCTCCAAATCGATTTCGACTGGAGAATCATTCTGATCTGAAACTATTGCTTCATTTATAATATCTTCAATGGCACTATCCACTTCTGGATGCAGTGCCATTTCTCTATATCTTTTTATTAACTCATACTCAGACTTAAATACACCATCAATATCAACGTACTGCCCATAGAATCCGCTCGAGACATAATAGTCCGACGAATCCTCGTTAGATTGGGGTACAGGAGAGACAACGTTTTTGTTTTGTTCGTCATCCTTCTGGATTTTGAATCCAAATAATTTAGCCATTAATCACGTTCTGGGCTGTTCCCAGTTATTTATATCACTTTAATTAATCAGTTTCCTGTGTGTCTGTTCCGTCGCCAGCTCCAAGTTTAGTTGGCTTTGTCTGTCCTGTTCCGAAGACATTCTCATTATTTGCTCCGTATACATCCCACCACTGAACTTGTAGGTCAACAGTAAACTCTTCAATAGAATCAGTTTGATCGTATGAAAGTTCGATTGCACTTACGTTAGTTGGGAATGTTCCGTGGAACTTATACTTTCTGAGAATAGGCACATCTTCATCCACACCAGCCAAACTGCCAGGAGTTCCTTTAGGAGCTCTACCAAGTTGGCTAACAGTCATATCAGTCTGATAGTCTGCTGGTGTAACTTCACCAGTAGCGTTATCATGTTTGTTGATTGCGTTCATCCATCTCTCGAAAGCATTTCTGATCATGAAGTCAGTATCGTTGATGACTGTGATTGTCCAGACATCGAATGTTCTGTCTCCAGCGATCTTCAAGTTTCTTCCTCTGAAAGGAACATCAATTACGTTGATGTTGGATGCAGGGAGATTTGCAGCTTTAACTAAGAATTTCCCCATATCTTTTGCGTCTTTTTCGTTAAGACCAGTAGGGAAAACTAATTCTACTTCAAACAGATTAGGGCGAGCACCACCACCGACTAACTTACTTTTGAAGTCGTCGATGGTTGTTGCATTAATCTTTGAACTATTTGTGTAGGCCATTGTTTGATTCCTCTTCGTGTGTATTTAGTAAATGGTGATTGAATTAGGCGGAACCAACCACTTCATCGAAGGCGATGCCAGTTCTCGTAGCAACAAAGGTAAGACCAATGAAGTTGATGGAACGTGCAGGCTTCACGAAGATATCTGCCTTAAATGTGTTAGAGTCAATAACATCAGGTGTGTTGTTTGTCTCATCACAGATGACAACGAAGTCCGAGATACCTCTCTTAGACTTGACATCACGAAGATAAGGTTCAACAATATTCAAGAAGTTGGATCTTGTAAGTTCATCGTTGAACTCGAAGAGTTGTGATCTTGCAGCTCTCTCGATAGTTCCTTCGATTGTTAAGAACAAGCGACGGACGTTGATTCTATCGAAAGCAGAAGCTTGCTTCTGAGCAGTTCTGTCACCGAACAATACGATACCAGAGCCAGGAGAGAAGATAACAGGGTTAATTCTCTTAGGATAAATCGTATCTCTTTGTGCTTGAGATGGGTTGTATGCAAGTTTGATAGCATTGTTGATTGTTCCTCTAGCTGCTCCAGCGGGGGAGAACCAAGGGAATGAGTTAATCGAAGTTCTTGCCATCAATCCAGCAATGTCACCATTCAGAGGAATGTATCTGAATGTGTTATTGAATCTATCAAATGTGTACTTATAACCAGAGTCAAATACACCATAAGATGTAGATTGTAAACTATCGTAGAACTGTACGATGTTTGCAGTTTGTTGATCGGTGTTAGTTACACCAACAACTCCAGATCTGTAAGGAGAGATACATGCAACGCAGTCTTTTCTGACAGATGCAATACTCAACAGTTTGTTTGCCTTAGCCTGTGCTTCGTAAATGGATGCACCACTTGAAGGACCTTGGATAAGGAAGTTGACTGCATACTCAGCAGGGTTGTCAAGAACTGTGTAAGAATTTACAACCTCACCTAATGAACATTCATATCTACCAATTCCACCGTAGTCATTACCACTTGCGAGTGAGAATGTCTTAGGACCTGAACCGTTGAAATTAACTCCCTGTGCTGGTTGTCCCCAAACACCAGAGCCATCCACTGTGTATCCACTTAAAGCAGTATTCTTGAGACCAAGACCAGTTTGAGCAACACCAACGAAAGCATAGTTAGAGAACTGTGCAACGTAATCTTTGTAGTAGATATTTGTAGAAGGAGAAACCTTAGCATCAGTTGCCTTAGATAATCCAGTCCATTTCTCTACAATGTTTCCAGATGTGCCTGTTACCTTACCTGTGTCATCAACAATGACAACATGAACTTCATCGTTTTCACCACTTCTGTCTTTAGCATATTCAGAAGTTGATGGACGATTTGCAATCTGACTCCAGAAGATAGTCTGGTTTGTAAGTCCAAGAGTCTGTTGATCATACCAGTCAACAACGGAGTTACCTTCTCTGAGGTAAATACCACTGTCAATACCAGACATCACTTGGAATGCTGTGTTTGCAAATGCAACAGTTGCTGCAGTGTCCATGATGATTTGTGCAACACCACCAGTAGTTGCATAAGCAACAATAGTACCAGAGTAAGTTCCGTTAAGAGATCTGATTGTGTCGCCAGGTGCAGTCTTAAGTGTGTTTAAATCTGATCCAAATGCGATAGTTGTGGAACCAATACCGATGTTTGCTTGGAATTGAGTTCTCTCAATCGAAACGGACTGTCCAGCATTATTAAAGATCTTCAGTCTGTTTGCATGGTTGACTGTACTGTCAGCAGTTTCGTTTGCAGTAAAGATCGATAGACTATATCCTTGGAAAGAATTAGTTTCAGATCCTTCTTCGTAACTCGCCTTTGTCCAAGTGTCATCAGAAACGTTATGTTTCGCAGCAACCTTGACATCAACAGAACCAACATTGATTCCAGTGATGATACCTTTTAAGTAACCTGTTTGAACACCAACTGTTCCATCTGTGTTTGCAACCTGAGATGAGAACGCAGCAGTTACAGCGAATCCAACTGATAATCCTTCTGTACCGATTGCAATTCTCTGGTCTGCGGCACCATCAATGGTGCATATC